AAAGAGTTCCTTAAAAAAGAAAGGGGGCCGAAGCCCCCTCAAGTGCGCCGAGTGTTATTCGTACTGCCGCGACCCCTTGCTCGCTTCGCGTCCGACTTCCTCGACCGGCTCCACTTTCGTGAAGTAAGTTTCCGGGCCATCCGGCTCGGGAAGGTAGTCGTAGTCCAACCCGCGAGCGTCGCACCATTCCATCTCGCGATTGCACTGTTCGCCGTGCGCCCGCGTCGCGGCCTCCGACATCTCCCTGGCCTTTTCGGCCATCTGCTGCGCCGCGTGCAACGCGGCCATCTGCGACGGGTACTCATTCCACGCGACCAACTGCACATCGCGCCCATACCAGCCGCCCTCTTCCGGGCCACCGTAGTACGGGACGGACACGTACAGGGTCACGGCGTACGGGGCCGGGGTGCTCGCATTGGGAGCGATAGCGTGGAACGCGGCAGAGATATACTTTTGCATAACCTTAACTCCGATTAAATTGTAGAAAGAGCGTTTGTCACTAGGACGATTTGAATTCTACGCTAACTACAAAGAAAAGCAACAAGCGCAACGCGCAAGCGCAGGCACGCGAAGGCGCACGCCGCCCCTGTAGGCTCGCCACAGCCCCCTTCCTAGCCAGTTCCGTCAAAAAAGAAGGGAGGCCGGAGCCTCCCTCAAGTGCGCTGGGTGTTAGCTTTTCCAGCGTTTGACCATGTATTCGTTTTTGGCTGGGTTCCAGATCGAGAGCATCACCCCGTACAGGGAATGCGGGTTGCCCCATGCATCTTTTCCACCATTGGCGTGCATGTAGACTTTAGTGGCGTCCACATACGATTCGCCAATGTACAGGATTGAATTCATGCCGATTGGCGGGCATGGCGCTTCCATTGCTCGGTCTACGCGATATTTATTCATGTCTTTTCTCCCTTTGTGCTACCCGGCCACGTGGCCGGGTAGCGTTGCTGTTACTCGCTGAGTAGGCGATTCCACGACACTCCGTTTGCAGCGACATCTACCGCCGCCACCACTTCGCTACCGTCCGTGGCCTTCATTACCACGTTGGCCCATACCACTTCGAACCTCGTGCTCAGTCTTTCGACCTCGCCGGTAACGTCCGGGACATCCCAACCTTCCACATCACGGGACTCGCGTCCCGCGCTCGTGAGCCAATAGATGCGGCCAGACAAAGCATAAGGCTTCATAGTCTTTTCCTCGATTGAATTGTAGAAAGAGCGTGTGTCACTAGGACGATTTGAAGTTTACGCTTGTGACAGCGGAAAGCAATAGGCGCTTGTAGCGACACCCCCACCCCCCAAATCCCAGTTAGGAGTCCCGCGACCCTGCTACATACCAATCCGCTCAACCAAATCTACGTTTTTTATTTTTCTTAATTCCACGCCCCTACTACGTTTTCTAACTCCACGCCCCTACTACGTTTTCTAACTCCACGCCCCTACTACATTCTTCAATCCCCCCAATCCTGCAAACCCCCCCATACCTTTTTCTATTTCCTACCCCCGGAGGGGTATTTTTTGAAATTTTAGGTTTTTGTCGGTGAAGGGAGGGATGGAAAAAGGGTGGGAAGTGCGGTAAAAGACGACGATGGCTAGACCACGTAACACAGAAGAGCAGAATGCTGCGGCAAGAGAACGGCGTAGAGCTTCAGCCGCTAGATACCGAAACAAGTTGGTAAATAAGGAACGCCAAAAAATATACGACCGTAAGAGCTACCTTAAAAACGGTAAGCCTCACATGAAACCGGAAGATGTAGGGAAGAAAGGCGTAAGTAAGCCGAAGACTTGGGCGGATAGGTATGCGCTCAGGGCCACCACTGGGGTGCTCATTATGGCGTTTGACACGGTGGTGAAGATTTTGGAGAACGCGGATAGGAAAAAGGCGGAAGCGAAGCAAAGAAGTTATTACGCGCTACCTCCTCCAGACCCACAGATGCTTATTGCGTTTATCAAAACAAACTTATATGAGTCTCTTATAAAACTGGAAATACTAGCCAATGCAGACCTTTACAAACCCAAATCTCTCCCCAAGCGCAAGCGAAAAACCACACGCAAAAAAAGCATCCGCAAAAGTGCCGACAAAACAGGAAAAAGTTACCGTGGAAGACCTCCTGCCAAAAAAGCAGCAAGAGTTAAAGGTGATGAAGGAGCTAGCGGCGCTTAAAGACCAGAAAGCGAACATGCGGAAAGCGTCTTCAAGTGAGAAGACGGGTGCTTCTTTAGCGATAGTGAACATTAAGCAGGTGTTAGAGGAGCTAGACGCGCAGGTTATTAAGGATACTGACCAACTGCGGCGTTACATCACTAACAAACTTATCCAGATTTCCAACTGCGGCGTGTCTAAGGAAGAGTTACGGGCATTGGAATTGCTTGGGAAGATTTCGGATATTGGTCTTTTTGTGGAGAAAAGTGAAATCAAAGTTACGCATACCACTTCGGCGGCGCTTGAAAGTTCGATTAAGGAGCGAATTGGACGTTTGTTAGAGATGAGCAAGCCAGAAGAAGTTAAGGAGGAGGTGATTGAGGATGCGGAGTATGAAGAGGTATCCGATGAGGGGGTAGAGGAGTGAGTTTGAACTTTGATTTGGACGAGGAGACGCTTGCGAACCTTCTTAAACTTCTTCCCACTTTGTCTGAAACCGAGCAACGGAGTTTGCTTCACGACTTAAACCGGCTGGAGGAGATAAAGAGGCGGGAGAAGTGTCAGAAGGAGTTCATTCCGTTTGTGCAGCGGATGTGGCCGGGGTTCATTTCGGGTCGGCATCACAAGATTATGGCCCGTGCGTTTGAGAAAGTGGCCCGTGGGGAGTGCAAACGCCTCATCATCAACATGCCCCCTCGGCATACTAAGTCGGAATTTGCTTCTTATCTACTTCCGGCGTGGTTTTTGGGTAAATATCCCGAGAAAAAGGTCATTCAAACGTCTCACACGGCTGAATTGGCCGTAAATTTTGGTCGAAAAGTCCGAAATTTGGTGGATGAGGAGAATTACAGGGATATTTTCCCCGAGACTGTGTTGCAAGTGGACTCAAAGGCGGCTGGGCGGTGGAATACGAGCAAGGGGGGCGACTATTTTGCGATTGGTGTTGGCGGTGCGGTGACGGGTAAGGGTGCAGACCTTTTGATCATTGACGACCCGCACTCAGAACAAGAGGCGACCATTGCCGAAACCAACCCCGAGGTCTACGACAAGACCTATGAGTGGTACACATCAGGCCCACGACAGCGGTTACAGCCGGGCGGTGCCATCGTCATTGTAATGACACGCTGGAGTAAGCGTGACCTGACTGCTCAGGTGTTAAAAGCAGCGGCGATGCGCGAGGGAGAGGAGTGGGAGGTGATCGATTTTCCCGCCATCATGCCCAGCGGCAAGCCGTTATGGCCCGAGTTCTGGCCGTATGAAGAGTTAGCAGTGCTGCGGAGTGAGTTGCCGCATTCCAAGTGGATGGCGCAGTACATGCAAGACCCGACGAGCGAAGCGTCGGCGATTATTAAGCGTGAGTGGTGGAGGGTTTGGGAGGATGAAAATCCCCCTCAATGTGAGTTTGTGCTCATGTCGTGGGATACGGCGTTTGAGAAGAATAACCGTGCGGACTACTCGGCCTGCACCACTTGGGGTGTGTTTTATTTGGATGACGATGGGAGTGATTGGGAGGTTAGTAAAGCGGAGCGTGGGAAGCCGCAGGCTAATATCATCCTCCTCAACGCATTCCGTGACCGGATGGAATTTCCTGAGTTAAAGCGGGTAGTAGTCAGTCAGTATAAGGACTGGGAGCCTGATGGGGTAATTATTGAGAAAAAGGCGTCCGGTGCGCCACTCATTTATGAGCTTCGTTCGATGGGTATTCCTGTACAGGAGTTCACGCCAACCAAAGGTAACGACAAGATTTCCCGACTTAATGCTGTATCCGATATTTTTGCTTCTGGTAGAGTATGGGTGCCGGAGACGCGGTGGGCAGAGGAAGTGATAGAGGAAGTGGCGAGTTTTCCTGCTGGCGACCACGACGACTACGTTGACTCGGTGTCTATGGCGATGATGCGGTTTCGTCAGGGCGGGTATATCCGCACGACGTTGGACGAGCCGGATGAAGAGATTTCCCTGCGGTATCGCAACCCTAACCGCAAACCGTATTATTAAGAGGAACGACAGATGGGCGACGAAGAGATGCAGATTGAAGTCGAAGTAATTGACGACGGTTCCACCCTGCCGGGAGAAGACAACACCCCGCCGTCCGGTGCCGAGTTTGCCCTTGCGGAGCTTCTTGGGGAACCCATCGAGGACGAAGACTCACCGGAAGTTGAGGAGTTTTACAAGAACCTTGCCGAGGACATGGACGAGGGGACGTTGAACTCCATTGCCGGCGACCTCCTTGAGGCGTTCGACGGCGACACTGCTTCGCGCAAAGACTGGTTGCAGACTTATATTGACGGGTTGGAGTTGCTGGGATTGCGGATCGAGCAGCGCACTGAGCCGTGGAGTGGTGCGTGCGGCGTGTTTCACCCGCTTCTTTCAGAAGCCCTCGTTAAGTTCCAAGCCGAGACCATCATGGAGACTTTCCCGCCGAGTGGGCCGGTGAAGACGACCATCATTGGTAAGGAGACGCCGGAGAAAAAGCAGGCGTCGGTCAACGTAGCGGCGGATATGAACTTCCAGTTGACGGAGGTCATGACCGAGTACCGGCCCGAGCATGAGCGGATGCTGTGGGGGCTGGGGCTAAGTGGCAATGCCTTCAAGAAAGTGTATTACGACCCGGCACTAGAGCGGCAGATTTCCCTTTATGTCCCTGCGGAAGACCTTGTGGTGCCCTACGGTGCGTCTAACTTGGACACTGCCGAGCGCGTCACCCATGTGATGCGGAAATCCAAGAATGAGGTCATCAAGCTGCAAGCCAGTGGGTTCTACCGGGACATTGACCTTGGTGAGCCGACGCGGGGCAACCTCGACGAAGTCGAGAAGAAGATTGCGGAGAACATGGGCTTTAGTGCCACGAGCGACGAGCGGTTCAAAATTTTAGAAGTGCATGTGGATTTGGATTTGTCGGAATACGACGAGAAAGACCCCGAGGCCGACAGCGATGAGATGGAGATGGGCGGTATTGCGCTGCCTTACGTCGTGACCATTGAGAAGTCCACCCAAACCGTCCTAGCAATCTATCGTAACTGGGCACCTGACGATGAGAAAAAACTTAAGCGCGAGCACTTTGTTCATTATCCCTATATTCCCGGTTTTGGCTTTTATGCTTTTGGTTTGGTGCACCTTCTGGGTAGCTTTGCCAAGTCTGGTACGTCGCTCATTCGCCAGCTTGTGGACGCGGGCACACTGTCCAACCTACCGGGTGGGTTCAAGACGCGAGGGATGAGGATTAAGGGGGACGACACGCCCATTTCCCCCGGTGAGTTCCGTGATGTTGATGTGGCCTCTGGCACCATCAAAGACAACATTATGACGTTGCCGTACAAGGAGCCTAGCCAAGTTCTCTTCACTTTGATGCAGAACATCGTGGATGAGGGGCGCAAGTTCGCCAGCACCACCGACCTCAACGCCTCGGATATGTCCGCACAGTCTCCGGTGGGCACCACGTTGGCTATTCTTGAGCGCAGTCTGAAAGTGATGTCGAGCGTCCACAGTCGCGTGCATTACGCGATGAAGAGGGAGTTGCGCCTCCTCGCCTCCATAATCCGCGACTTCACTCCTGACGAGTACGACTACGAGCCGGAAGAGGGCGGTAGGAAGGCTAAGAAGGCCGACTACGACATGGTGGACGTTATCCCCGTGTCCGACCCCAACGCTTCCACGATGGCGCAGAAGGTCACGCAGTGGCAGGCGGTGATGCAGCTTGCTCAGTCTTCCCCCCAAATCTATGACCTCCCGGAGCTTCACAAGCAGATGCTTGAGGTGTTGGGTGTGCGGAACATTGGGAAAATCATTCCGACTGAAGAAGACCAGAAACCGCGTGACCCTGTGTCGGAGAACATGGACATTCTTGCTGGCAAGCCGGTCAAGGCGTTCATGTACCAAGACCATGAGGCGCACATTGCGGTACATATGGGGATGAGCCAAGACCCCAAAGTTGCCCAGTTGATGCAGAATAATCCGAAGGCGCAGGCTATTGCGGCGGCGGGGATGGATCACATCAGCGAGCATCTTGGGTTTGCGTACCGCAGACAAATTGAAGAGCAGTTGGGCGTTGCCCTGCCGCCGCCGGATGAGCAGTTGCCGGAAGAAGTTGAGGTGCAGTTGTCCAAGCTGGTCGCGCAGGCGCAGGCGCAGTTGACGCAGAAAAACCAAGCCGAGGCTGCTCAGGCGCAACAGCAGCAAGAAGCTCAAGACCCGCTGAACATCATTCAGCGCGAAGAGCTAAAACTGCGGCAGCAAGAGATTCAACTTAAAGCGCAGAATCAACAGGCAGAGTTACAACTTAAAGCACAGGCGCAGCAAGCGGATATTCAGATTCAACAGGCTAAATTGGCGCTTGAAGCGGGTAAAGTTGACAAGCAGCAGGAGATAAAAGGACAAGAGCTTGGCATGAAAGCTCAACTGGAAATGACTAAACTTGGACATGTGGAGCGGGAAAAACAGCAAGACCGACTCCATCAGAACCGGCAAAAAGTGCAAGACCGCACACATCAAGCCGTCCAACAAGCGCAGCAACAGGCTCAAAAACCTGAGAAAGAATCCAAAAAATGACCGTAATCGACCTAATTATTGAAGAAATTGAACGAAAAGTTCATATAACGCAGGAAGATTTGGGTGCTGGTGCAGCCAAGGATTATGCGGAATATCGGTATGTGTGTGGTTGTTTGAT